AGTTCCTCCATAGTGACGCCAGTAGCAAGAACACGTGCAACGATGTCACGAACAGCCATAACAGGGTTCTGTTCTGCCATAGCACGTAGCTGCAACGCCTCTTGTGCCATCTGAGGCGACAAGTTGTGCTGCTTCATCGTCGCATCAAGCTGTTGGAAGCTCTGGAAGTGCCGCTGCATGTTCCGCAGGTCGCGCGATGCTTGATTTGCAGCGTATTGAGCGCGATTTAGGTTGTATGCTAGCTGTTTCTCACGTCGCGTTGCAGCAACGATCTGTCCGTTCTTGTCAAGTAGCTCGCCCTTCGGTCCTTTACGTGGTTTGTCAGTGAAAAGCTGGTCGTCTTTGTCTTTTCCACGTGCTTGATGACGATCTGAGCCAGTTTCTTGCTGATCATCACCACCTTCAGCCTGTTGTTCACCCTGTTGTGGCTGCTGTGGGTCTAGTTGACCATCATCACCACCTGTATCTGTGTCCTGTTGCGGCGCTTGCTCGTCTTTGATGCCAAAGCTGTCACCAACAGCGGACATTAGGTCTTTCTCGTCAGGCATTGTAGCCTCCTTTACGCTGCTGCGCCTTGTTGCAGTTGTTGTATCATCTCTGTAGCGATGTCAGCTACGCTCTTACCGCGAGCAAGTTGCATTCCTAGCTGTTGCTTCATCTGTGGTGGCATACCGTCGATAAGTCGCGCTACTTCCTGCACTATTGAAGCGATGTCGTCAAGTTGTGGCCCACCTTGTCCACCACCTTGTTGCGGTGCACCACCACCTTGCGCCTGTGCGCGAGCTTGCATTGCTTCTTTGACCATCTCTTGACGACGATCTGCACCTTGTTGTTCACCTTGTTGCTGCTGTCCTTCTTGTTGTACTTCTTCAGGACTTGGACCTTGCACTTCCTTCATTATGCCTTTGTAGATAAGCTCCCAATCTTCCTGACTGACAACTACGTTGTCGAACGCTTGCGAGAGTACTTTGAGAGCAACAACAGCAGCGATGGGTGTTGCACGCGTGAACTGACCAATGATTTGACTGATCTGTAGCGCCTGTTCCTTCTTCGCACGTGATGTCGGCTTGAGTGTGCTTCCACCAACGACGCGAGGTGTGAATGTGGAGCGGATTGCTTGTGCATCCATCTTCTCCCAATCACCGGCGAACTTGTCACCTAGGATGACAGACACTTCTTGCTTATCCATGAACTGCATACACATCTGAGCTATAAGCCACAAGACAGTGCCTACGCTGTCTTCAATCGCGTCCATCTTCTCGTCCGCACGCGTTTGTATCTGGCTCTCGTAGCTCTCAATCGCTTTATTCGTAGTGTTTGTCTTGTACTCCACACCACGTTGCACACTGGCTACTCCTGACAGTCTGTCGATTGCTTCTAGCACTGGCTTCTTGTCGAAGAACTTGATCGCCTCTGCGCTAGGTGGCAGCAGGGGACCAAGGATGTCACCGATCTTCTTGCCTTCAGGTAGGTCAACGCCGATAGTGTTAGTGTCGAGTGTGCCTGCTATCAGGCTCTCCAACAGTGAACCATCTTTGATTGAGTTCTTGTCAAACACTACTTTGCCTGCTGCGAACTTGCGTACTTTGGCCCACTCGTTGTTGATGATGTTGATGTCGTCTTGTTGATCAAGGTAGTAGGTGACTTCACCCTTGGCATACATAGAGATTGGATCGGTGTGGAACTCCATAGGGACCACTGTAAAGAACTGGTCAAGAGAATAAGGATCATCCCAAACCCAGAGAGGATAAGACCAGTCATTGCAATTGTATAGTTCAACGCGTCTAGTAACTTTGTCCCAGACATAGACCACCTTCGTCATCTGTGCTGCAAGGAACGAAGCCTGATCTGCGTAGCCGTACTTAGAGTGTTCGCTAGTAGAGTAGCTGAACAGTTGGAAGTTGTCTGTTTGACCGCGTTCCCCTTGATCTGGTGAAACACCCGCCTTGATGACATTGCTAGGGGAGAACACGCTCTCCCATTCATCAGTACCGGGCTTCTTGCGTCCGAACTTGGCACGCAACAAAGCGGTATACATGAGGTCTTCGATCATCACCCAATTACACGGACCACTTAAGTCTAGGTCAGTGCTTGTTGGATCGACGATGATCTGATCTGGTCTACGCACCTTCACCCACGGACCTGCGGGTGTGAGCATGTCAATCGTTTGCTCTAGTGCTAGCAGCTTGCCTTCAATCTCTTTGATGTCCTTCTGTGACTGTGCCTTCTCTAGCTCAGTGGATAGCTTTTGCACTTCTTCTAGTGCTGCTTCACTTGACTGCTCACGCAACGTGTAGCCGACTTCAAACCAACCGATGTTAGTGAGTGACGTGCTAACGATGTTACGCTTCACTTTGCGCTTAAGATTAAGCCCCGGTGTGGTCTTCTTACTGGCGAGTGTGTTGACAAGTCGTTCGACTGTACGAGCGCGGGGTTCGTCTTCTTTGTCCTCACACGTAAACTCTGCATCTGGATTTTTGGTGAATAGTAGCGGTACGAGTGCACTGACGTTAGCGAAGACAAGGTTCTCAGTGCTGTCGAATGTCCCTGCCAGTGACTTGCCAGATGATGCGTTCTCCTCACCACGTGAGGGTGTGTTGTTGCGAGTATGATCATGGCGATAGTACCTGTATGCCTCATTCCATGCATCAACGTTCTTACTCATCGCACTCTTGCCTTGGTCGTAGCGACTACGCCACAAGGGGCCGCGATGTTTGCTGACAGGTATCTTACTCTCACCAATCATGCGGTAGATTGGTTGATCATCTACAGCAGCAGCTTCAGGCTTCATAATGCCTTCGAAGCTAGTGAACTCACTGCTATCAGCAGCAGGCTCAGCGCGTCTGTTGTATTCCTCACCGGGTTCGTATTGCTCAGCCATAGCGGTGGCCTCTTGGATTGTCTTTCGACTTGTCACGCTCTTGCCACAGCATGTAGCTAGGTACGCGTTCGTCTGCTGGTGTTATGTACTTACCGATGTCAGGCATCTCACTCAACAAGTAGCGCGTAGCGTCCATAGCGTGATCGTTACGGTCCATTGGTTTGTCAATACGTTCGCCTGAAGTTGATTGCTGCCAGAAGTAACCAGCACATTCGTCAGCCCACCAATCGAGCTTCGCATTGACGAACAATCGCGGCGAGCTTGCAGCACGTTGAACAGGATGAAGCAAGCGATAGTTAATGTTAAGATAGCTACCAACCTTGACGACGCCGTTGTTGATGTCATTGTTGCCCCGGCGCATGGAGATGCCATCTTCCTTGAACATGTCAGCGATGGTCTTACCCACTGTGCGCTTGTGTACTGTCTTGCGACCGAAGATGCTGGGATCGGCTTGTATCTTGTGCATCTCGTCTACTTCAACTGACCACTCGTTACGTATACGGCGTATACTTGAAATCTGTTCGTCTATCGACATCTCTTTCTTGTAGAAGCCATCACAGATGATGACGTGTTGTTCTGGTGTCACAAAGGCAAGTAGGTAGCATGACTGCTGTGCTTGACCGTAGTCGTAGCCTTCTATCCAGTTCGGCATGTAATGTGTTTCGTGATAACCGTCGAGTAGCGCCGTGATGTTCCCCTCTTGCAGCAGGTGTACGCTGTTATCGTACTGCGGGTATACCAAGCCCTCATAGGCCACCCATTTGCCAAGTAAGAAGCGGTCACGTTGTTGACCACTGTACATTGTCTCCAGAGTTTGTATGAAGTCGCCGCCTTCAGCTTCGTGGACATGACGTAGTTCATAGGTGCTGCCTTCTATGACTTCGATCAACAACTGCGGCTTACCGTTGTCATCTAGCACAGGCTTGCGGTCAACGTCACGAACACAGATCAAGTCATCAGTGATGTAGTCGCTCTGTTTGTATTGCAGCAACGGTCGTACTAGTTTGCTGTACACCCAATTGCCTGTTGGGTTGCACGTGAGCATCATCCACCTAGGGCCAGTGACAGGCATAGTAACATCATCGCCAGTATAACGGGCGCGACCGCGTAGACGACCGAATAAGTCCAAGAAGTCCTTATGTGTTATCTCCGGGTCTTCCACCTGATCCACTATTACCCAATCGAACGTTGCGCTCAACAAGTTCGAAGAACTGCTCTCTGTCTTCGTCCCTTGTTGCGCTATATACCTGAAGTAGATAGTCGTGCCATTCTTTAGGTGACATATGTTGTCGCCGTTCTGCCCAACTGCGAAAGATGTGATCCAAGTAGGCGGACACCACTTCAAGAACTCCTTACGTATAGTGTCATTCAGCTTAGGATACGTCGAGCGCGATATAAGACCAGTGCAACCCGGATATAGGTCAGCAAGCTGGATGGCCTTGATAACCGCAGCAGTAGTTTTACCATTGCCAAAGCCACCGCCATATATCTGTACCTTAGCTTTGCTACGCAGGAAGCGATCCTGAAGACTACCTTCTTTCAGTAGTAGCTCAGGACGCTCCGCTACGTTGACTGTTCTAGTTCTTGCCATTGCTCTGTGTAGTTGCAGCCTTCACAGCCCACATAGCTGCTTGCTCGTAGTTAGTCTGTGCGAGTGCAGCTAGACGTGCACGTTCGTTGCCGTGCTTGTCACCTTCGTTCGACTTCTTGAAGTCTTCACACAAGTCGATCAGGTCAGCGGTGTAACGCTTGATCTTGTCAACGATGTTCTCACCGCTAGGATTGAAGCTCTCACGCACACGATATGCGCCGATGCTTCCACCTTCTTCAGCCATCTGTAACTCCTATCTGATGTTAGTCTCAGCCCAACGCGTTGTGCCGCCTTGCAGCGAGCGATACACTGTGCCGTCAGCGGTGTTGATGTATAGCTGCGATGAGTAAGCAGACACACCAGCAGGGAACACAGCACCAACTGCTGTAGGCATCTCATAGCTAGGATCAACGTCACCGTAGAAGCCATTAGCCTTGATACCTTGTCCGTCCTTGTTCGGTACGATAGCCATCACACACCTTCTTCCTGAACAATTTGTGAAGTTATATCCTTAGCATCGACATCGACTGTCGGCATGTGCTTCGGTTGTGCTATCTCACGTATATGACGAATAACAAGCCCGCCTTCCAATGAGTGCCTGTGTTCCATGACCTGCTTGGGGGAGAAGCCACCACGGTCGAGCATGTTCATCGCAATGCGGGCTTTAGTAGCTGGGCGCGTTTCTTCGTCTTGTGTAAGGTCTTCAAGTAGATCAAGCGCAGTAGTAGACATAGCGTCGATACGCTTCTGCACACTGTCAGCTTGCATGTCGTGGATGTTGTCTTTGAGAAGTTGATCAAGCTGCGTGAATAGCTGCAAGCCTTTGATCATGTCAACTTGAGATAGCTTCAAGCCTGTGGCTTCTGCTATCTCAGCGTCGTTGATGCCTAGTGTGAAGTAGAGCCACACTACACCAGCAGTGGTTATAGCCTTGCTGTCAGCAGGTAGATCAATAAGACCACGCCGCACAACACGATTATTGCGATCACGACCTCTGATAGTAGTTGTCTTCTCGCTTTGTCTGCTAGCCTTTGTTTGCTGTGCAATAACAGCATCTGGCGACGTGCTTGGGAGCATCGCCTGACCAGTCGCGGTGTCAATGACAAGACCATTAGCAAGAGGTAGGTCAGGCATTTGCTTTCTTCTTACCGCCAGCACCAGCTTTCTTACGGAAGATGTCAGCAATCATTGCTTGACGTTCGTTGCCGGGTTTGGGTTGCTTGTTAGCTGGGATAGCTGGGCGTTGCTGTCTACCAGCTTGCATACCCTGTGG